GAAGGTGCACAGTTAATATTCACATGGAATCCGAAGTTCCCCGATGACCCTATAGAGAAGTTCTGTGATGAAATGCGTGGCGAAGATGATGTTCTGATTATTCATGTAAATTACAATCAAAATCCATTTTTGGGAAAATCTTCGCTAGAAGAAATTGAGCGGGATAAGATAAAATTTCCACATGATTTTGGTCATGTATATCTCGGCGAATATGATACTTCATTTCATGGGCACTACTACGCGCCTCTTATTCTCGAAGCTGAAAATCAAGGGCGCATTTGCGAAGTTCCGCGCAAGCATGGCGTTGATGTCATAACGGCTTGGGACTTGGGCCGATCCGATAAAACAGCGATATGGGTTGCTCAGATTGTGGGGCTACAACCGCGAATAATTGATTATGTTGAAGATCAATTTAAAGACCTTGATTTCTATGTGAAATGGATAAAGGAGCGCGGCTATAACGGCGCAGGGGATGTGCACTGGTTGCCGCATGATTCAAATCACGAGCGGCTAGGAATGACAGGGTCTATCAAGTCTCAGGTTATAGAGATGGGACTAATAAATGTTGAAGCTCCATTACAGGCGGCAGGTGTGGAAGGTGGTCGAAGCTTGGTTAAATCGCTCATTAAGGAATGCTATTTTGACAAAGAACGCTGCAAAGAGGGCATACACGTTCTCAAAAAAGAAGGGAGTGTATGGGATGCGCGTAAAAATCAATACAAAGAAACGCATGAGCTTGACGGGGCGGCGGCGTTTAGGTATCTGGCACAAGCCTTAACAATGCGCACGCCTATCATAAATCCTGCGCCTTCAATTAAACGTGACCTGCGCAGGTCTATTATGTGTTGATGTTTTTAAATATATGGTTTATACTGTAATCGCGCTGCGTTTTGTTTGAGTAAATAATGACTGATGATGAAATATTAGAGGAAGCAAAAGAACGCTTCCAAACCTGCTTAAATTATTATTCGCCTCTTTATGAGCGGGCACGAGAAGATCAAGACTTTTTGCGCGGTCAAAACCAGTGGGATGATAAAATAAGAAAAGCCCGCCAAAATGAAGGCAAGCTATGCTTAACCGTTAATCTCCTCCAACCGTATGCAATGCAGGTCGTTAATGATATTAAAAAAGCACGATTGGCAGTGCGCGTTGTGCCTACGGATAGCACGGGCAGTGTTGATATGGCAGAGATGCGCGCAGGCATTATCAGAAACATTGAAAAGCAATCTAATGTAAGAGAGATTTACGGCACGGCGGGACTTAACGCCGTATCTGGTGGGGTTGGTTGGATTGAGATCGATAGTGATTATTGTGATCCTGAAAGCTTTGATATTGAGCCAAAAATCAAGCGTGTTTTAGACTTTGAAAGCTGCATGATTGATCCGTCAGATTTAAGCTCTTGCGGGTTGGATTCTGATTATGGCTTTAAAATATTCAATATGTGCGAAGATGAGTTTGAGGATTTATATCCTGATGCAGACTTAAATTCGTTTAACGCCAATAAGAAAATACAAGATGGTGATGACTTAACGCTTGTGAAGTATTTCTGGAAGGAATACGAAACGAAAAAGATATTTAAAATCAGGCTGATTGATGGCACAGAGGCGACGCACGATCAGGAATTTTTAAATAAGCTTGATGAAGAGTTTGTTTCTTATGAGATTTTAAAAGAGCGTGAAACAAGAACGCATAAGGTCATGCAGGCGATATTATCGAACTCTGAAGTTTTGGCAAAAGAAGAATTTCCTGCGCCGTATATCCCTCTTGTTCCTGTGTATGGGGATGAGTACTGGGCGAACGATCAAAGAGAGTTCAGATCGCTTATACACCCCGCAAAAGATGCGCAGGTGATTTATAACTTCGCAAAGTCTGAAAACATTCACATGCTTGCAAATTCGCCGCGTCCTAAGGTTATGGGCGCAGTAGGAAGCTTTAAGAGTGACGCAGAGGGATGGGCGAACGTCAACAATCAAAACGTAAGCACTTTGGAATATGACATTGTTCACGATCCAAAGACAGGGCAAATTATGCCGCCTCCGTTTGCGCTTAATCCTCCTCAAGGTTCGCCTGCTTTAATGCAAGAAGCTGAGATTGCGAAAGAGGATATTCGTCTTTCTTTGGGGATGCCGCAAAGCAACATGGGCGAGCGGTCAAATGCGGTAAGCGGTATTGCAATTCGTGCGCAGCAGGTCGAGGGTGATAATGCCACATTGCATTTTGTTGACAATTTGAGCATTTCGATTGCGCATGTAGGTCGTATTTTAAACGAGATGATTACGGTTTTATATACAGATCGAAAGATTGCGCGGATTATAGGCGAGGATGGCCTTGAAAAAATAGCGTATATCAACCAGCCTGTAGTCAAAGAAGGCGATGAAATGCGCGTTCCTAAGGCTGGTGAAACGCCTAATTATATCTTTGACACAAGTATTGGCAAATATGACATTGATATCGATACAGGCCCGTCTTACTCTTCTAAACGACAAGAAACGGCTGATAAGATTATTGAGCTTGCCCGCGCACGTCCTGAGGTTTTGGATGTTGCAGGGGATATTTTATTTGAAAGTTTGGACTTACCGCAAGGCCGTAAACTTGCCGAGAGAGTGCGCTCTATGATGTCGCCTGAGCTTTTGGCCGATGATCCGAATATTGAGCGGCTTAAAGAAGCGAATAAAGCAATTCAAGCAATGCAAGAGCAGCTTGCGAATTATGACGCAGCTTTGAAAGACAAAAAGAAAAATGCAGAGTTTGAACAAAACGTAGAGCTCAAGAAGCTGGAACAAGAGCAACAAAGAATTGCAATCGAAGCGGAAAAGGTTGCTGCAGATATTGAAAAGATGCGTGCTGAAACAAAAGGCTTTGATATGGGCGCACTAAATGGATTGGTTGATGCCATAAGCGGAATTGATGCGCAGGTTCAAGATATGGGATATGCGCTTTCAATCATCATGGACGCGAAAGAAGCGGATATGATGTCACAAGAAAACCAACAAGGAGATGTTACGGATGAGTGACATGCAAGTCGCCGATGATGTCGGTGCAGGAACGCAAGACCTAGAGGTCGAAAGAACGCAAGGCGATGACGCCGAAACTGATATTGTCGATTCAGGTGATGATGATATTAGTGAAGATAAGCCTGAATTATCGGTTGAAGAAAAACTTGCATTACTTGAAAAAGACAATCAAGGAAAGCAAGGAAAAATCAACCGTCAACGTGCTGTGTTGTCAAATCTACAAGAGCAAAACACGGCAATTATGAAAGAGCTTAATGAATTGAGGCAAAAAGCGCAGGCAGTTCAAGAAACGTCCGCGCCTAAAAAGCCTAGTATTCAAGACTTCGATACGTTAGCAGAATTTGACAATGCAATGGAAAAGTATGTTCAGGATGTGCAAAAGCATAGTGTTGAACAAGCTAAAGCCAAAGCGTTAGAAGAATCTGCAAATGCACAAAAGCGAGAAATTGAACAAAAGATATACGAGGAAAGATCAAAACAGCGAGCTGAACAAGAGCGTGAATATGTTGCGATCAATCCAAGTTATAAATCTTCTGTTTTAGAGGTTGATGCTTTTATTCAAACGGCCAATTTAAACAATGATGTTATGGATGCAATTCTGGACCAAGTCTATGAAGGAAATGTTCCGATGCTTATTGATTATTTTGGCAAGAATAATGGTGAAAACATTCAAAAACTGGAAGATATAACACGTATGCCTGCGCCGCGTGCAGCTGTTGAAATCTATAAAATACAACAATCATTGAAAGCTCCCGAAAAAAGAGAAGTGAAACCCCCACCTGCACCGATTAAAACGAAAAGCGCAGGCGGAAATTCGAAAGCTTTAAAAGAAAATGCGTCAGGTGATGATGTATTAAAGTATTTCGGGTTTAAATAATCTGAAAGGATTTTCAAATGACTAATACAGTAAATAAAATTAAAAATGTTGGCTTATTCGCTAAAGGCGTTGCGCAAACATTGAAAGACAATATGAAGCTTTGCCAATTTGTCGAAAAAGCAGATGAAAGCGAATTCGAAGGCAAAAACTCATTCAAATCAGGAGATGTTATTTATACATCTATTCCTGCACGCCGTATCGTTCAACAAGATAACTTGGATATTACTTCATATTCAAAAGATATTGTTGAAGAAAAAGCACCTTTGACATTAAACAAAACTGCAACAACTGCGGATGAGTTTGATTCTTTGGAGCTTGCCACGGATGTTGATGTTCGCAATGCTTTGAAACGCTTTGGTATTCCTTCGGCGGAAGCTTTGGCGCAACAAATCGAAGCACGTTGCTTTGAGATCGTTCATGATGCAACATATAACTTCACTGGGACTGCTGGTTCTAACACTTTCACTGTTGCGGATATTCTTTCTGCAAAGACAGCGTTGGATGAAAGCTTGGCCCCGATGAATGATCGTATGTTGTTTATGAACTCAAGATCAGGTGCGCAGGCTGTTGATGCACGTAAGGGCTTATTCCAATCTTCAGATCGCATTAAGCAGCAATACGAGAATGGTTATGTTGGCCGTGCGGATGGCTTTGATTGGGTGGAAACACAGCTTATCGGTGTTCATACTAACGGCTCTATGGGTGGTACTCCATTAATTAATGGTGTTCCTTCTGAAGGTGCTTCTAGTTTGGCTATCGATGGTGTGACTTCTGGTAATACTTGGACGAAAGGCACTGTGTTTACAATCGCTGGTGTATATAAAGTTCATCCGATTACTAAGACTGTAACATCTCAACTTCAAACATTTGTAGTTACTGCCGATGCAACATTCACTGGTGGTTCTGCAACTGTTTCTGTTAGCCCGAGTTTGTATGCGAGCGCAACAAGTGGACTAAAGAATGTTGGTTCTTTGCCTGCTGATAACGCTGCGATTACAATCAAAACAGGAAGCGCAAGCACTGGGTATGTTCAAAACGTAGCTTTACAAAAATCTGCGTTCAAGATGGTAACAGTGCCATTGTATAGCCCTAAAGGTGTTGACTTGGTTGCGAGTGAAACTGTAGATGGTATTACAGTGAATATCGTTCGTGACTTTAACGTATTGACAAGAAAAGTCATTACACGTTACGACGTTCTGTATGGTTTTGATCCTGTACGTCCTGAATGGTCTGCACGTCTAACTGCTTAAATTAAACTAATTAGTGCCCCTAATAATGGGGGCACTTTTTAAAATAAAGGAAAATAAAATGTCTGTTTGGATGTATCATAAAGAAAAAGGCGCGGTGCTTTTTGAAGACGGCGAAACAATTCCAGATGATTTTGTAGATACACCTGCAAAGTTTGAAGATGATGTTGAAGATGAAGTTGGTGAACCTTTAGAAGAGCCAAAAAAGCGCGGCCGCAAGCCTAAGGAAGATTAAATAATGACAACAGCGCGTGAGATTATAACGGACGCATTAAGAAAAATTTCCGTTTTAGGAATAGGGCAAAGCTTAAATGCTGATGAAGCCAATCATGCGCTGTTGAGCTTAAATGACTTTTTATCTTTTGTTTCTTTAGACATTCCTATGATTTTTACGGATACAAAAGAAACTTTTAATTTAACAGGGGCACAATCTTATTCTATTGGCTCTGGGGGGGATTTTAACACAACAATCCCAAAAGAGATAAGAAGTGTATTTATGACGATTGGGACAACGGACTATCCGATCAATATGATAAATGAAAATCAATATGCTGATATTTCTAATAAGGCTATTGAGGGCGATATTAGCGATTGTTATTATTCTTACGGATATCCGCTTGCAAGGCTTTATGTTTATCCTGTGCAAAGCATTGGGACAATAACGCTGTATTCAAGAAAAGAATTGACATCTTTTGTAAATCTTGACGCGGTTATGAATATGCCTAGTGAGTATAGATCGATGCTGGTCCATAATTTAGCTGTGTGGATTGCGCCTGAGTATGAGCGCGAAGCTTTACCTACTATTAAAGAAATTGCAACCGAGAGTAAAAATAAGATAATTAATCAGAACACAAGGCAAAATAAAAGAAAAACAAAGACTTTATTTCCTGATAGTTCCGTGTCTGATTATGATATTAATAGAGGTTTTTAATGGTATCATTGCCTTTAGGTCAAATGTATCAAATGGAGGCGCGGAGCTTTGACAGGCAACGCGCTATCAATTTTTATTTTATTGTGTCTGAATCTGGGACAAGCAAGACAAAAGCGGCATTGCGCAGCACTGCGGGCTATATTGATTTTTGCGCTATTGGTGGGGGGCCTATCCGCGGGGGTATTGAGAGCCAAGGACGGGCTTTTTTTGTTTCTGGTGATGAGTTCTATGAGGTTTTCAGTGATGGCACATATATATTGCGTGGCAATTTAGATACGGCAACAAGTAAATGCAGCTTTGAAGAAAACCCTACTCAAGTTATGATTATTGATAATCTTTATGGGTATATTTTTAACAAAGCAACCAATGTATTTACAAAAATCACTGATGTTGATTTCCCTACGCCTTCAAGTTTAACATTTCAAGATGGTTATTTTATTGTCAGTGAGGCCGATAGTTCAAAGTTTTATATTTCAAATATAAATAACGGTCTTGTATGGGATACTTTGGATTACACAACAGTAGAGGGTTCGCCCGATTATTTGGTTGCGGTTAAATCAGATAAATCTAATTTATGGTGTTTGGGCACAAAGTCTATTGAGGTTTATCGCAACACAGGCAATGCATCGTTTCCTTTTGAAAAATTAAGCGGGGCTTATATAGAAACAGGATGCGCAGCTTCAAACACAATTAAGATTATCAATAATATGTTGATCTTTATGGGCGCAGATGAAAATGGCAATAATATCATTTGGCGTACAGATGGCTATAATGTTGTGCGCTTATCAACGCAGGCCGTAGAAAAAAGAATATCAGAGGGCCGCTCATTTACTGATAGTTATGCATGGGTTTATCACGAGCAAGGCCATGCGTTTTATTGCCTTCAGGTTAAAGGGCTTGATACTACGATAGTTATGGATGTTTCAACAGGGCTATTCCATGAGCGTGCATTTTGGAATACTGGCACGGGTCTTTTTGAACAACATAGAGGCGCGTGTCATGTCTTTGCTTTTAATAAGCATTTAATCGGGGATAGAGAAACGTCTAATATTTATGAAATGGGTTTAAATTATCATAGTGATAATGGTAACGAGATGGTTCGGAAAGTTATCCTCCCGTATATCGCTAACGGTAAAGCACTTATAAATCATAACTCTATCGAGTTAGATATGGAAGTTGGCGTAGGCTTGCAATCAGGTCAAGGGTCTGATCCAAAGGTTATGATGAGATATTCGGATGATGGTAATACTTGGTCATCTGAATTGCACGCAAGTTCAGGTAAGATTGGGGAATATAATACGCGGGTCATTTGGAGGAAGCTGGGAACTTCAAGGCAACGTATATATGAGTTTTCTATCTCTGATCCTATATTTGTACAAATTAACGGGGTTTACTTAAATGAGCCTTAATCCTGCGCCGTTGCAAGAGAAAATAAGTACAATTGCAGGTTATTTTACGCAAGTTTGGGCGCGGTGGCTTTCTGATTTTGCAATAAAATTCAACAATAGAATAGTTTGGGCCGATTATAATCACTCTGGCAGTACTCAATCACATACCGGAGGCGGCAATACATATTTATTAAACGATGGGCTGGGTGCTTTTTCTCAAGGATTTAATATTAATACGACTGCGCAACTATGGGACAATGACGAGTTTGTTTTTAGCAATCTATCTATTGGAGATTTTATAAATATTCGGATTGATACAAATATAACAACCAGCGCAAATAATCAGGAGCTTGATTTTTTCCTTGAATTAGCATCGGGCAGTGGTTCAGATTATGATTTAGCAATAAACCATAGCTATTATAAGGCGATTGGAACATATCACGTTGTTTTTACTGCTATGATCTATATAGGCAATCTGGAAACGAAAAATTTTCCTGCAAAGATACGCTTTGAAAGTGACGATGATGCAACTATTCAGGTGAATGGATGGGTGATAAAAGTAGATATTTTGTAAGGTATGCAACATTAGATGATACTGATATTATTTATCATATGTATGACAAAGCCCTACAAGAATTAGGAGAAAAAGGAATAAAAGAGGTTATGATAAATAAAATTATGACTTCTTTAATGATTGCGCCTTGCTTTTTGCTGGTAAAAGATGATATAATATGTGGGATGGCAGGCCTTACTCTTGTCAGGAAAGCGCATAATGACGCTGCAATGCTAAGTGATTATATGGTTTATGTTGAACCACAACACAGATCAATAAACACACTCGGCGAACTAATCAATAATATAAAAGAGTTCGCTAATATGTATAATTTACCGGTTCGTTTAGATTTTATAGTAAAATGCGATATAAAATCACGTTCAAGGCTATTAAAAATCTTTGGTTTCAATGTAAAATCTTTGGCAGGTGTGTATGAGTAAGGGCGGCGGCGGCGGTGTAAGTACGGCTGGTTTAGAAGAATCTGCAAATAAAGCATTAGCTTTATATCAACAAAACCTTGACCAAACGCGCAAGGATGTCCAGCCTTGGTATCAAATGGGTACTGGTGCAGTATCAAGGCTAAGTGACTTGCTAGGCATTTCTGGTGGAAGTGTTAGGTCAAGAGATCAAATCTATAACGAGATGTTGCCGCAATATCAAACAACGCAATCTATGCAAAGTTCAGGTTCGCCGTTATATATTGATAGTAACGGCAATGCTTATGATGCAAATAGCGCGTTAAGGAAATTTTCAGGATTGGGAAATAGTCAAAACCCGTCTTTAACTGATCCGAATTACAGACTCGATCAATCCCAATTAGCAGGTTGGGGATTAAAGCAAATGGGCGGCAGTGGGATGGATTTGTCACCTACAACTACAACCGATTATACAGGTTTAAATTCAGCTGTGGACGCTGCTATGTCTGGGCAAGGAACGCCATCGGATTATGGCTCTTTGTTGCAATCATTTGGAATGGACCAATATCAAGAAGATCCTGGCTATGCATTTAGGAAAGAGCAGGGGCAAAAAGCACTTGAACGATCAATGGCGGCACAAGGTATAACACTAGGTGGCGCAGGTTTTGGGGATATAAACCCAAGGGCCGCGCAAGCATTAGAAGATTATTCTCAAGGTGTTGCTTCACAAGAGTATCAAAATGCGTATGGTCGATATGTAAACGATCAAATGAATAAATATAATATGCTTATGGGCGCGGCAGGAATGGGCCAAGGTTCAACAAACACGATGGCGGCCACTGGCGCAAATACAGCGGCAGCTTCAAGTGATATTATTACAGGATTAGCAAGTGCGCAAACAAATGCACAATTAGCAAAACAGGCAAATAAAGGTGCTATGTTTAGTAATTTACTTGGGGCAGGTGTGAAGATTGCAGGGTTGTTTTCTGATCGCAGATTAAAAGAAAATATTACGCATGTAGGAAAAGAAAACGGGCATAATATTTATGAATTTGATTATAAAGATGGTTCGGGCCGTTTCCGTGGGGTTATGGCGGATGAGGTTGAAAAAATTAATCCTGAAGCGGTTATGATGCATTCTAACGG